CCTAATTTTCTACCCACGCCACGTTCTGACATGATCTCGTTAAATCGGTCGATAATTTGCTCTTCGGTCATGCTTCAAAGGTAAACCATTTACACACTTTACAACCAAGAACCGATCTCAAAAGTTAACATCCAGCCGTTACAGCCCGCGATACCCGCAGCGGGATAGATCCCATATTTAGAGAAATCTATATGCTTAACGATAGGGTGACACTCTACCGTAGCATCATTGAAAACCATCTGGCTAAGCTTAATAGCAAGTGGTTGTAGGTCTCTGAAAATCTGTATATAATCATCAGTACCCTCTTTATAATCGGTTTTATTAATGAGGTACAATTCTAAGGTAGTCGCCCCAGATAGGTTAAGTTGTTTAGAACCGGCACCAGCAGCACCAGGAATAAGAAGAAACAGCAGTGTATTCTCACTATCAGTAATATCCTTAAGCCTGCGGTTAATTTGAGTATCATGCAAGACCGTCTCTAGGTAATTAATACCATCGATACGGTCTTTAAGCGTGGCAGTGTATGCCTCTAGGTCTGTGAGTAAAATCATGGTTTTGCGGCTTTTTGTGCAGCGGCCTCGTCCAGGTCGCGCTTTTTCATATCGTACATAAGAGCAATCACCTCCCAGAAAGGACGCTCTCTTAACTCGCGTTCATTACCCATCACGCCACTTTGCGCCATGTCAAACTGCACGGATAACATACCCAGTCCTGGTATCGTAGATTTATAGCCCTCTTCCTGCTTTGCAAAAATGATTTTAAGATCTAATTCCCTGCCTTCCCAGTAGATTTTGGCAGTACTCAGGTATTTTTGAAAACTAGCAAAATAAAGAAAGAAGCCATATCGATACCCCATACACAGGCGTTTAAAGCGTTTGGCTTTCTTAACTGTATCGTTTTTTGTGTAAGGTTTCCGCTTTCGCGAAAGCGGAACATTCTTTCTAAATAGGGTAGCCAGTAGTAAATCTAGATAGTTCACATCCTGAGAGTCCAGGAACTCGCTGTAGTAGTTCATCGCATCTACATACTCCCCAAAGGTTACATTATCAAACACATCTTTAGGCCCGTGATATTTAATTAAACCAGTACGCAACCAGGTAAACGGGTTGTCTATATGGTCCAGACGCACCTCTTTCTTTCCATCCACATCTTCAAACCAACTATCGCACAATCTAGACAGCTGCGCGATATGAATGTAAGCAACATCATCCTTTTCAGGACGATGTTTCATATTAGTACAAGCCACTAGAATATCTATAAGCAAATCTTCATAACTCACCGACTGGTGCATCATGTAATAGACTAGCACCTGAGACACATCCCTAGCCTGCTGGCGATCACAATCGGCAAAAGAACTAGGGACGTATAGCTTGCGACCCGTAGATGGAAAATCGATCAGATTCATTTGCGGAGGAGCTTAAGATTAGGCGTTAGAATAAAACCCGCACGTTTTAGAACGGCATGATGTTTATCTTTAAGGTATTCAAAGAGTTGGGTTTTAGTATTGATTTCTTTAGGAATATACTTACTGCGCCCCCCTTTTTCTTTGAACTCTAACACCGCTAGCCTAATATCGGCCAGCGTATCATCACGCAATCGCTCTTGAGCTACAATAGCATCGGCTAACTTAGACTCTAAACGATTTTCTTTACTAAAAACACTTCTTATCTGTCTAAACTGCTCCTTAAGCAATAGCCATAATAAGGTTAAGAAGCATTTAATGTGTAATGTGATTTTTTTCATAGACTAAAGAATTTATCGTTTTCAATGTAGCCCTTAGGTTGGGCTTTTGTTTTACTTGCTTCATCTGGTTTTGGAAAAAGAATGCGCAGCTCTGTCTCTAACTCCTTAATAGATCGGTCTAGCTCGGTTTTAAAGTGATATATGGTTTGATTAACCGCACCAGGGTCAATTAATCCTTTTACCTGAGTAGAATTACGATCACTAGTAAATGACTGCATAACGCCTTCAGGGAATATCGAGATTCGCAAGCTTTTAAGCCCCCAGATCATCGCCCCTAAACAGCACACCTGTTTAGAGATCATTTTAAGACGACCAAATTTAGGATCAGGTATTCCAAGTAACTGTGTCATGGTAGCCGCATCCACGCGGGTAGCAATCTCTCGCTCCTGTATTAATTTAAACCCTGGCACTAGCTGGTAAAATAAGAACTGGGTAGCCTGATGATAATGAGTCTTAATATCATCCAGGCTAGTCATGATTGAGCTATGCAGTGTTGCACGCTTCTCACTATCTAGCCACACTTCATAAAATTCTATAAGCTCAATAACAACGGCAACAGCTTTATAATAATCACGTTGCATTTGCTCATTGTCGCGGTCTAACATCCAGTCCCAAGGAGTTTTCTCCTGGTCATCGGCACGCATTTTACGACCGTTGGTCGTTTTCGCCAGATCGGTCTTTAATACGTGCTGGGACATAGCGCGTATAGCAATAGCATATTGCAGCTCTAGCAAAAGATCCTCCATATCTACCTCTTGAGGCAATGGCTTATGCGGGTCTACCACAACATCTATAGGAGGATCTTCTACAGGAGGATCGTCTACAGATGGGTCTTCTACAGGGGGATCTATAACAGGGTCAATAAGAGGGTCTAGAACTGGATCGTCAACAGGCTCTATAATTTCCAGCCAGTAATAATCAGCAACCGCGTCATAGACTTCCTGACCTATAAAACTAATGGTTAGACGAGTAGCCGCCCTGAAATCCATGCGCATATTAGCAAACTTAAAGTCGGCATCAGCAAAACCTAACACCTCTTTAATCTCACGTGAGCCATTATCGTCTCTGTTAAATATTAGCCTCATTTGTTAGGTAAATTTTTATTTCTATTCTCAGGCGACACCTGCTCTTCACGTAATTGAGTAGCATGGTAGAAACCTACACGCTCATCACTATCAGGAAAATTCACTCTGATCGCTTTATTTATGGCCTTACATGCAATGATCTCATCCATATCTACCGTAGACAGGTGATTGTTGATAGCATAAATTAATGTAGATCCACTATTAGCGCGGTTGTTGCTATCCACATTACTAAGAGCAGCGTTCATATTAAGACCAGTAGATATCGCATAAGCGGCACGCTCACTAATGGCAATCTGACTATCGACAAACTCTTTAATATTCTGGTCTATCGCTTCTATCTTCCAACCGTATTCTACTAGATTAACACCACTCTCATCTACATAAGTTTCAGAATGCCAGTATTTACCTGTATTCTTAATACCAGAAAGTACACGCGCTACACTTTGCAGCACTTCTTCTTTATATTGCTCAAACACGTCGTTTGTATAGGGCTCTCCTTTTTCTTTGCAACGCTCTTGAAGCATTTGCTTCTTTTGATCCCAGTAACGTTGTGGTGATTGTATATGATATTTAGCACTAAGGCTATTATCAGCCATATATTTAAATAGCCTAGGGATTTCATTAGACCTCATGAGCCATCCTAGCGTACCCATGATATCAGGCACGTTATAAATATCCTGACAAAAAGAATAGAAGCTGCTGTACTCCACAGTACGTTGTGCGGTAATATTATCTATATCAAAAAGCGGATAAGATCTCCATACCTGCTGATTATGATAACGCTGTCCAAATGGTCTATCACTAACAATAGCGTGAGTAGGCTCTATAATTTGACTATCCATCTGATAAGCAAGTCTAGCCCTATCCATAGGGCAATGCTCTAACTTATTAATCCATGGTGTATTTATAGATTTGCGACCAGGTATATACTTAGTAAAGTGACCCTCCATGTGAGTTACATCTACACAAGCACGCATGAGATAATCCTTATAATCCCATGACTCTAGCCATGACTGTATCTCTTTATTTTCTACCCACATCGTAGAAGGATGACCATCTAGTAATACCCGTTTGTACAACATAGGCCCTTGCCCCCACATCAACTGTACTTTCTTCTTAAGCATACCAGGAGCCTCGTTGTTATTCTTAACAGTATCTCTAATTATAGTGGGAAGGTTGTCTTCGGCACCATAGGGAAAGACCCTAAACGCACCCATCTGGGAATGTACCGTTTGCCAGTCTAGTGTAGACTTAACATCTCGATGCTCATTAAATTCACGAGGATCTTCCATCACCTCAAATGAATAGGCATTATCAGCATCACTGATAACAGCACCGCTATTTAACTTTTGATATCGCATACCTTGGTATTATTTACTTTGAGGATTAATGGTGCGTAGAACTGTCTAGGCTTATTGCCGTCTAAATCAGTGTATGCCACCAGCACATCAGACTTGTCGCTTTGCTCTTGAGTAAGTCCAGTTCTCAATACCGCACGCTTTACTTTCTTCACGCCCTGAGTAACACCTGTAGATGTATTGTAAGACAGATACTCCATACTAAATGGAACACCTACCCTAGTGTAAGCACGCATAGCAGCAAGAGCAACATTAATTTGGTTGAGCTTCTTCATAGCTCAATATTAGTTGTGGTTGGGGCTTAAAATTGTAACATGAGAGAACCATTACCACAAACGCCTGTATAACAAGTATATAACTCATATTTCTGCGATTTTCGGGATTTTTACAACTTATAGGGAAGTTAGCGGGCTGGGTCTTCTGACAGACACTAAACGGATTGCATCCGTTTAGTCAGGTTTTTTTACTGATTTTCAAGGTTTTACACTTTTAATTTTTTAATAGAATTTACTTACAGGTCTTATTTTCGATTAAATACCTAAATAATAGACGTTTAACACTTAAATAATTGTGTTGAAAGTGTGTTTTTTGTTCACTTTTTATTATATTTATGTATTATTAATCAATACTTTAAGTCATGGAAACAGCGACAAAAACGAAGAATGCCACTTCTAACAAAAAGGCAAGCACAAAAACAGCAACCTCTAACGCTACGGCAGTAGCACAGGTTAAGGAAATTCTAATGCCTAGCGCAGAAAGTAGGATTAAAAAGCTAGAAAACTTACAGCGTCTCGCAGACCGACACAGCAAGCTGACTGAAAAAAGAGACGAGTTAGACAGCTTTAATTTAGGAGTTGATAACCTTAACGAAAGCCTGATCATTAACAACGGAAAAGAAAGTTTTACCGTTTCAAATAGCGTAGTAGTTGCCCGGGTTAAATCTCTAATTGATGAAGAACTTAACAAGCTGATCGATAAAAGCAGCGACGAAATTGTTAACTACTCTATCTAAATTAAAAAACCCCACAGCCGGCACGCTGTGGGGTAATTAATCAAAATCATCTTATCATGAAACAAGACGAAAACGAATATACAAAACTAATTAAGGAGGTTGCGCAGATCCTAGACAAAAAAGGATATAGCAGCCTTTTTTATACCGCAGCTTTTAACGATTTCAAAGAGCTTGCAAAAGGATCATTTAACGAAGCCGAAGAAATTGCCCAACTATTTATTAACGATGCACAGCCTATGCAGTGCGATTATTACCTGTATAAAAATGTTTAATAAAAATTTCTACCCAACACCGCCGAGCGTCATACAAATGATGCTCGGCAAATTAGACGTTTCACAAAAAACGATCTTAGAGCCTAGCGCAGGTAAAGGCGATTTGATTAACGCTTTGAAAAGAGCAGGCGCCAGAGAAATTTTAAGTTGCGAACTAGATCCGCAGCTTTCCAAAATCGTGCAACCGATCAGCAATTTTTTAACGCACGATTTTTTAACCCTGACCAAAGATAAAATTTCACATGTTCAAAGCATCGTGATGAATCCGCCTTTTTCTCATGGCATTGATCATATTTTGCACGCCTGGGAGATTGCGCCCAGTGGTTGCGAAATTGTTGCACTTTGCAACTACAGCAATTTATTTAATGATTTTACACGCTCAAGAAAAGAACTGCAAAGCATTATCAATTTAAACGGCAATTATGAAGAATTAGGCGACGTTTTCAAAAATAGTGAGAGAACAACAGGCGTTAACGTTGCCTTAGTTCACTTGTTTAAACCTGTTAGTAATTGCGATCAAGAATTTGAAGGTTTTTTTATGGACGAAGAACCCGAAGAGGACAACGGCAGCGGACTAATGCAATTTAATGAGGTGCGTAATGTGGTGCAGCGTTATATCGGCACGGTAAAAGAATTTGAAAAACTTAAAGCGGTAAGCGAAACGATTAGTAATTACGTGAGCCCTTTAGGGTTGAGCGATGGCTTCAGCTATTCGGTAGGGTATGACAATAAAATAACTACCGTGGCAGCTTTTTCTAGGGAATTGCAAAAAAAGAGCTGGGCCTATATCATTAGTAAAACAGGCATGAGCAAAAACGTAACCTCGGGAGTGATGGACGATATTAACCGATTTGTTGAGCAACAACAAAAATACCCGTTCACGATGAAAAATATATACCGCATGTTAGAGGTCATTGTAAAAACGAGGTCTCAAACCATGGACAGGGCAGTTATTGAGGTTTTTGACAAGATCACAAAACACCATAAAGACAACCGCTACAATGTTGAAGGATGGAAAACTAACAGCCATTATTTGATCGGGAAGAAATTTATTTTTGATTGGGTGACGGAAATAGGTTGGAGCGGTGAATTAAAGTTCAGGTACACAGGCAACCAGTCTAAAATGACAGATTTCACAAAGGTTTTACAGTTTCTTACTGGTGACCGCTCGCAAGTTTTAGACCTGTACCAGTTTGACAACTATTTTCTTAAAGAAATCACCACAGAAACAGGAGAGCGAAAGACCGTACAATTAAAACGTACCGAAAATCTAGAGTTCGGAAAGTGGTACGATTGGGGGTTTTTTACGATTAAGGGATTTAAAAAAGGAACTTTACACGTAAAATTCAGAAATCCTAAGCACTGGGAACTGATTAACCGCAAAGTTGCAGAAATTAAAGGCTTTCCGCTGCCCGAGAGCCTATAACGCCTTAAATCGGCTCAAAAAAAATTCCGCTCCCGATAGGGAGCGGAATTAGCCTATCGCTCTTGGGTCAGACATTATAAACGGTTTTGCGTTCATAATGCGCTGCCAAGGCTTACGGCAGAATAGGTATTTACCTGCGTCTGAAAAATTCGTCGAATACTTCACGAGGTTCATTCCTTTTAATCGCTTCTCGCTGCTCTTATCCTTACCAATATAAGAACTATTGTTCCTATCTTTTTTGACCTCGGTCTTAGCCGCGAGAATGCTGCTCTTAAAATTAGGACACTGATAGGAGTCTATGAGTATCGATGGTAATTTACTGTTATATCCTCCTAAAAGTCGCTTCATAAACAAATGCTCCTGGTCTTGCCCTATCGTACCTTGTCCGCGGCTCATCAATTCCACTTTCCATCCGGTGCGCCCACCCGATGCGTGAAATTCAATCGATCGCTCTAGCCACCCTGCCCAGTCACTTTTTGTAGCCCTGTTCTGGTTACCACTTCTATCAAAATAAGCAATCAAATGACGAGTAGGAAAACCGTTAAAAAAATCAACGAATATCCTTCCTAAATCGTCAATATTGTCAGGGTCTAGTGTATAGAACTCTTTTAGAACTCTATACGTATTCCCTTGATGCTGCCCTATAATCATGCTCATTTGATTACCAAAGTCAACACCGCATTCAATAGGCATGTGCGGGTCTAAATACTTCAATGATCGCCAATTCGGAACAATTTTATCCCCTAGCGGCACCTTATCATAAAAACCTTCCTTAGTACCGTCATCATAAAAGTGCTGGTCTCCTAATGTAGGATAGAAAGCTTCACCCCTGTTTAATTCGGGTTTAAGGGATAATACAGACTTCCTAAATTCCTCTGCGCCCAGGGCTTTATAAACATCATCAAAATAACCTTCAGTTAAAATATCGGCATTTGCGTAAGAGGAAACGACGTAAAAAAACGTCAATTCCTTTCTTATGGCATAATGATGCACCATCCATTCTTTTAAAATCTTCATGTGTTTCTCAGCAGCAGCCATCTGGCCACGCTCTACACACTTCTTGATCTTAACCTTTTCTTCATTAATTATAAGCGCAGCCTGCATCGCCAGCTGTGCTTGTTGCGGGTCGTAATCTTTTTCTGTATTTAAAATCCAGTCGTACTCCTTTTCCATAACATCGGGCATATCTGTAGTAAAGGACCTGCCACGATAATAGATAGAGTTAGCAAATTCTACATAACCACGCATCGCTGGCGTAAGTTTCTTAAGCTTATCAGGATCAATCAATTTTGCTTCATCACCATAAAGATGCTGAAAAGAGTTACCCGCCACAGACGACACCTGATCCATTGAAGCTAAAGCCATATACACGCCTTCTTTTGTAGAAATCGTGTGATTGTAGGTTTGAGGCTTCTTATAAGGCATCTTAAAGCGATCAGGAGGTTTAACGTCGATCACATAATCGCGACCCTCTATCCATCCGTACCTATTCCAGCCTTCTACTAATGTAGGGATGATGTTACGGTGTGCATCTTCATAAGTTGCAGCAACAAATGCCTGGTAACTACCGGGCATGTTTTGAATCACTTTTATACTGCGCTTAGCCAGTATAGAGGCTGTTTTACCCGTACCACGACCACCTATAAGCGATAAATTTTTAGGCTCAATCATATCTATGACTAAATCTATCCAGGTTGAATAACGCCTGTCTGCATTTACATCACTAATCTTTGAATGCATTGTCTTTATCTTCTTTAAACACTTTTATAGGGAGTACTAAGGCCTGCTCCATAAGATGTACACGTTGTTTCTCGGTGATATCTGGATAGGCTTTGATTTGCTTTTTAAGAATGGATCTAGAGACCAGAGGCATTCCAAGACGCTCTGCATCTATATCATAAATGATCCACGGCATGGCCTGATCCTCGTCTAGTGTAATAGGATCGGGCTGATCCAGTCGCAAGGTTTTGGCCATATCAGTAAGTGCTTTTACCAGAGAGACCAGATCTTTAGTGGATCCAGCCATTTGGATACCGGCATTGATCAGTTTTTCTTGCTTCTCGGCGATGATGTTGCGCCAGGCATCTCGGGAGACTTTACGCTCACAATAAAAAAACTCTTCCGTATCGTCATACACTTGTGCCGCCAGATAGCGGGTAAGTCCTTTTACTTTTACCAGGTAATTGAGAATGTTGTCACGAGATCCAAACTTCTGGATTTTTTGCATCATCCCGCGAGTGAGCTCTAGTAAGTCTAGATACTCGATGATCTCGGCAGGTGCATCGTCACGATCACCCGAGTCGATGAATATATTAATGTCATCTAGGGTGATTTTCTCTAACCTCGCTAGCTTACTATTCCTTCCCATAAATGGTGCGTTCTTTAATATCTTCAATCCTGCGATATTCTCTCATATTCTCATAAATCTGGATTTGAGTAGCGTTACCAGTTACTGCCATTTTTTGCACCTGCAGCTTCACATCTGTATCAGCTATGAGCCTACCACGATCATAAGCCTGCCTGATCATACTGTCAGGATCTAGCCATATATTTTTAAAAGCAGTAGTATTAACGCCTAAATACACAGCTATTTCACGCCAAGAGTACTGCAACCCTGCGAGATCCTCAATAATTGATATTTCTTCCTCACTAAAATTCATGGCGTATTTCTGTGTCGGTGAATAAGCTTTCGCGAAAGCGGAACAACCCAACATCATTAGCAAAAAGGTATTGCTCATATTGAGCATTCTCACTCCAGTTACCACTTCCTTCAATCACGTAATGATTAGAAGCAGTCTCCAGTAATGCTACTTTAGAATGGTTCCAGGCAAATTTTACCTGAATGTTACCGTGCGCTGCTGCTGCAGCTTGTAAATTATTAACGGCCACAGGAACTCGTTTAATCATACTGTCAGACACCAGGAGTGTCATGCTGTCGATCATGCCCTGCTCGTGCAGCTCTACAAAGGCATCGATCACTTTAGTACTGACACTATACGTACTGGCGTACATGTGTTTTATGGTTTCTTTTTCGGCCACAAATGGAATGAACGAAAAACCATTAAAACTTTTATCGCTTTGCATAAAGATGAACTCGCCGCGCTCTGGTAAGCGCTCTAAATCTCGCTTTACGTTTTCTAAACGCATAAAATGAGTGAGTAAATACCGCGACCGGTAATACTCACTCAAGTTTTTACGAGAGGCGACATTGCGCCTCTCGTTTAAATCAAATAATTTACTCTTCCTCGGTGGATTCATCGGCATTTAATTGAGCTTCTAACTGCGCTACACGCTCCTCCATTAACTTCATTTTATCAGTTCTATCGGCGATTAAGGCCTTAATCGTCTGGCGACGATCTTCAGTCTTAGCTTTAAGGATCTTCTTATCGTCTCTAGAATTGTACTGCTTATAATTCTTAAGGTTCTTGCGTAATTCTGCCAGTGTCATCGCATTCACTTCCTGAATAGCAAGTAAGCCCTGAAGTTTCTCGTGCTTTCCTAAAACCTGACCGTGCTCTTTATAATAATTAAGCTCCTCATAAATCAACTCATTATTAATATAATCTTCAGTGATTTCTTTACCTATCACCAGCAGCTCTTCATTAGAAAGGTCAGATGGAGCGATGCCATTCTCAGGATCTCCATATACTAAAACGCTTAGTTCTTTATGCTTTTCTAAAAAATCATGAAAAGCCGTTATTTTATCACTTACGAGAACTTTAAATTCATCAGGACAGTCCTTATCAGCCAGAAAAGGAAATTCCTTACGCAGCTGGTACCCGCCTTTTGTATCGTCTGACATTGCAGCAAGATCTGTAGCAACCTCATTAAGATCTAGAACTGTATTCTCTTCTTCTTTAGGTTTAACTGGAGCAAGATCTCTAGCCCCTACATTCTTAACGCCCTGCTCATAGGTAGCTACATCTATCTTAGATATATCCATCACCTTTTTCAAGTCATATTCTAGTTGCTTAAGCCGCTCTGTATTATAACCAGATCGATTATAGAACTGCACCTGACTAAAGCTAGCCGCTTTATGCTGTGTAAACAGCATCAGCAATTGATTAAACTTAATCACCGCTGGCATATCTGCATCAGTCAGGATCTCTAGGGCTTCAAATTTTTTTATAGAACTCATGATTTATGTTTTGATAAAATTAAATGCTACACGACGCTATGTCTGTAACATGAGAACCCCCAGCGTTTGCAGGGGGTTCAAATAATAATGTTAAACTTTTCTTAATTAAGAGCGGGAAAGCTCGTAAAGAAAAGTAGTAGTACCGTCGTTAATCTTCTTAAGATGTATCACCGCTCCTGTTAGCGCCGTCCATGACGTCCCATCTTTTAAAATAATGGTAGCCGCAGTACCTGCACCATTAGCCAGAGTTGCTGGATTATCACCTCCTGCACCTACTAAAGATACCGTGGTATTGTTGTCCAGGTTCTCGCTAGCCACATCTATCTCAGTCGCTGCGGTAGGACTAGATGGCAGATTATACTGCTGTGTCTCGTTAGTTTTAGCAAGAGCTAAATCAAAGTCAGCAGGTGTGTTAGCCTGAGATAAAGCAAGAGTCCCTGAATATATCCCAGGTACTGCCTTAGTACGTCTAAACTGCTCAAAAGTAAAAGTGAAATTTGTGCTGTCGTTATTAAGCTCTTGTGAGGACTTAAAGGTAAGCGGTGAGCACTCAGTACCGTAAACGTCCATGTTACCCGTACCATCACAATAGCCTACAAAGACTAAACACTGAACGCCCAGCCACTCGGCCGTGAATTCACGTGAACTGATGTCGTTACCTGGGTGCATACCTTCCACTTTCATCATGGTACCTATCGCTAGTTCACCACCTTCAGACGCAGTACTTAATTTAAGTTCTGAGGGCGTCATGAAAAAGCTGGAGAACTTTGCCCCTGGCTTTAAAATGTAGTTTCCTAGCATGTTTACTTTTCCTGCATCACGCTCTGGAGAGGAAACCACATCGGCCATAGCAACGATGTGTAAATTAGGCTTCATGCCTAAAGGTCCCGCAGGTGATGGCCCTGAAGGTAATGGGGCAGATTTTCTAAAACTCATAATCTTGTGTTTTTAAGGAAACACCGCCCTTAGGCGATGTTTCTTTTGGTTTCTGTAAATACCCCATCTACTACTGTGAGGTCGATATATTCTGCTGCGGTATCAAGCACGGCACCTGCACCGACGCTTATTACTCCCGGTACATTACTTATGGTAAGAGCACCAGAGGCATTACCGTATATTCTAATAGATTGCTGCTCTGTAGGATCAGTAATATTAACTAGTGTTTTTGCACCAGTACCTATGTACCTAAATTCATGACCCTCTAAGCTATCGATTACCGTAGCGTCAAATTCTACTATCTGAGCCGTATCATCGCTATTATCCTCGCGCTTTAATTCTTTTACGGATAAATTGTCCTGGACTAAAAGCGTGATCGTTTTATCCTCACCTAACGGAAAGTCTGAAGCAAGATCATTATTAGCATTGTCTTTAAGATTACCAGAGGCATCAGTATTACCTGACAACTTAATGATCTGTCCAGGGAATTGCCCTTTAAGTTCACTGATATCTTTAGTCCAGCTACCATCTACACGCATATTACTATAAAGAGCCGTTAAGTTTCCTGAATTATCATCATAAACAGTCACCTTAAAGTTAGGATTAAACATAGGCTGTCCATTAGTCCATACGCTTTGAACCTTAAATGAGTCTGGATCACCATCGGCTACCTTATTACCTATGTGATTAGGCATGATCCCCTTCTTAAAGTCGGCCATTATGAAAAACTGACGCTTTAAAGAGTCAAAGGTGAACACATTTTCTTCATTAGCCACGTGAACTAGCGGTCTAATGTTATCCTTAAAAGTGATGAACATAAAGTCAGTACCTTCTAAATCTCTTAGAGGGTGGATCTCAATGTTAGGATGACTTTCTATCTGCAATAATTCCTGACCAGTATAATTGTTATCACTAGCAAAATCTAAACGCTTGCGCTCCATTCTACGTCTTAACCATGAAGGAGACATGTACAACACTAGGTTAGGCGTATTGATCACATCTTCTTTAAGATTTTTCTCGATTAACGCTTTTTCGTGATCTAAGATATTAGCAGGGGTAGGAGCTTCAATACGAGCGACCTTATATTTCTTATCGATGTAGAAGGCTCTCCAGAACTGGATCAAGATACCATCCATAATATGAATAGACTTACCAGGTATGTTTAAATTTTCAGGTACTGGAGAATACACCCCATTTACCATCGCTACACGCTGCTCAATGTTAGAAGTTTTCACAATGTCCATCAACAAGAACTCGATGAAAGATTTCTTATAAGCTTGTGAGCCTTCTTTATTCCACGCTTGTAACCAGCTAGATTCTAACTTTTGAAGTTCAAAACCTTCAAATTCTAGATCGATCTTAATAGGAAAAACACGACCTTCTTCAGCCTTGATCGCCTGCTTGTTTTTTGCCTGCCATCCTAATTTTCTAGACTGCGTCACCTCGCCAGTAACGATGCTAGCAGTACTCATTCTATCGCTCACGCCAAAGAACGGAATCCAAAAAGAAGGAATAGACTCTGTATCTCTAATTAAACTCTTAATCGTATCAGGATTAAGTCTATAAAAATGGTCGGTATCTTTTTGTAAACGCTCTACATTAAGCTTATCGCCCCAGTCAGTACCTGCAACTACTTTACCAGACATAGCCTGAGCATTCCAAGGACGACTAGCAACGGCATCCCAATCATTACCACTAGCTAAAAAATGGCTAGCACTGTGTTGTACACCGTGTAAATCTACAACCCCACGATGCGCTTTAGGCTCTGGAGTATCTAAGGCCTCTAATCGAGCCACTTGTTCTTTCATGCTTTTAATATTATTCCCTAATAATTCCAACTGTGCAGCGGTGAGATCTCCCTTGCTACCATCTTTGGCAACCTTTTCTAGATCGTCCTCGCTAAAGCCATTTTCCTCGGCCATCTTTGCCAGCTCGGCTCGTAAGGCTTTATAGTTAGCGTCTTTTTCTTCAGTAGCATTAATCGAGATAATCTCTTGATTAATCTTTGCTATCATTAGATCGATTTCGGCATCGGTCATGGGTTTATCATCCGTATTAGAAGCTTTAAGCCGCTCACGCTGATCATTGTTTAGGTCAAAGGTGCCGTCCTGCATAAGAGGCAGGTCCTCTGACCAGCTAAAAAAGCCAGCCATAAACGTGATTATGGTCAGGCATTTGACAAAATTTGAGAGTTTCATAGGTTTTATTTAAAAGTTAATTATTAGATGAATTCGCAAACTCGCGACGAAATTCCGTTAGATTTAAACTGTTCCGTTTATCGGCCAGTATTTGTGAAGTTCCTGCCATGCCGTCTACCAGCTTTTCTTTTACAGCTTCTTCATAATTAAAGGTCCTGCCCGTAAGCGCATACTCACGCACCCCAGGGCGCGCAGCTTTTACCGCATTTTGAAATTTAATCGCCATAGGGCTAAGCATCTCACTATTGATACGGTCATAATTGCCCGCTAGCATTTCTTCAAAGACTTTGTTTTTCTCAGCACTTTCAGGAGGTGTAATGCGGTGCCATTTGAAACCTTGAGCCTCATAATGAGGAATAGCATCCATAAGAGACAGTTGCACTCCTATAGAACCAACAACCGCGCTAATGTCATTATCCACATAAATAGGAGCCTTCATAGCTATAGCAGCCCAGTAGCCTAGAGAGCAACACTGATCTACCACAACCTTAACCTTAGTAGTAATTTTATTACCCGCAGCAATAAAAGGAGCAATAGCATTAACAGACCCACCTGGTGAGTCTATGTAAAGGACAATAAGATCTATATTAGGGTTACGGTCGGCTTTGTAAATAAGGTCTACAAGTTCATCAGCGCCCCAGGTACAGTAGTCACCGTATTTAATAACCGCACCGACCATGCTTATTTGAGCAGTAGAGCCTTCAGGGATCTCGCCACGGTAGCCATTACTTACCTTAACACCATCGGCATTAAATATATCCACGCTCATTTCTGGAATACGTATTTCGGTCTCCGTCTTTTGAGCATCTATGTTACGTGCCCGATCTAGAATACTTCCTACCAGTTCACCGCTGTTAACGATGAATAATGGATCGATCATCCATATTCCTTTTACGAGCTCGTATGCTAGGGTATTTACCTTCATGCTACAAATATGCTAACGCACACCGCTTTTACTTGTAACATGAGGATTTAGCGCATAAAAAAACCACTCCTGGGAGTGGTTTTAAATAATAATGATTTGTCTTAAAGTGATAGGAGAAGAGACTCCTTATCCTTAAAAACCTGAAATTCTCCAAAGGTGTTATAAAACTGTCCATCTTTAAAACGATACTTGATATCTGCATCTCTGTCCTTTCTTGCAGCTTCTATGACTATGATATCAACGCTGTCCTTAGTTACCTTTCCTTGATGAATGAAGAATACAGTGTCTCCCACATCGTGTTTAGTTTTTATGCCCATATTTTTTTATTTAATTGTTTAATTTAAATCCGGAAGGAATTTCTCGCCGTGGGATTTCATGAAGTCTTTAGCTTCTTGTATCGATGGATGATTGAACAGCTCTTCATCGCTAATATCGCAATAGGTTTCTACAATGACAAAACGCATGGGAAGCTCTGGAATGACCTGTATGAGAAATTGCGGGAAGTCACGATGCAGAATATAGAGATTTGTCCCCTCCTCGTTGATACTAAACAGAAAGGGCTTTGCTTCCTGCTTTGTAAAGTTGTCGGTGAATTTTAGTTTTGACATGATTGATTTTTAAAAGATGATTAATGGCACTTTAATTCCTAGCGCGTCCGTTATTTTTAAAAGATTAGTTAGGGTAGGCTCACGCTCTTTGCTCCAGTAACCACTTAGAGTGCCTTGGGATATCCCTGTTAACTCACTGAGCTTGTAGCGGGTCATATTCATTTGTTCCAGTCTTTTCTGAAATAGATCAATGTAAGAGCCTTCAGCATTTAGGTAAATTGTATTTTTATCCACGAATTGTAATTTTAAATTGCATTTTAATTAGATGATAAAATCCCGATGTTAGCGCATCGGGATTTTTGATGATTTACTCTTCTTCGTCGATGTCATAACATTCGATCTCCCACAATTCGTTTTCGATTGCTTTCTTCAAAAGGCCGTGCATAGCGAATTCCTGAATAGTCTCAACGCTCTCACCAGTAGCTTCACTTAATAGTTGATCTCTGTTCCAAGGATCAGCGTCAACAATAGCATTAAGTTCTTCATCTCCACAATCAGTAATGTTCAATGAATAGGTCGTATTGTAACCATTATCTTGATTTATAGTGCCTATTCCGCTTTCAGCTTCTTCGACTGTAAGCTCAACTGAATTACCACTTTCGTTAAGATACTCAGTTTCATCTTCATTTAAGAAAAGACTATCGAATTCGTATCCTTGATCAATGCGTTCTGCGCCTTTGTACCTTCTAAAACCTTCATTGTTAAATCGACCACCACGACCTATGTGAAATTTAACGATTGTTTTGTTGTTGTTTGAATTGCTCATAATGTAAATTTTAAATTAATTTGTTTTAATTAGATGTTCAAATATACTACTTACTTCGAGTTCTCGAACTATATTTATTAAACTTTAACATATTTATTTTTACACTAAATAATAAAACCGATCATATTGAGCGGTTTAGGTTTAAAACAAGATAATACTAAATACTTCTAATCAAAATACCTATAATCAACCCTATTACGACCCCTCCAAAAAACATGTTTTTAAGGCTAGTTGTAGATTGTAATCTGATACCATAGCGGTCGTAGATCTCGTCAACTACTATACGCTGACTTTTACTATCTGCCTCTTCATGCATTTTAATCAGTTGATCAAAATTGAACTCTTTTAAATTCTCATTCATAATTATAAAATTAAATTAATTTATTGACTTTTTCTTAAAACCATTTATACCCCAAACTCAGTTTCACCCCACCGATCACCTGTAAATCACCGGTGGGGAATGATAGTGCCGCGCCAAAGGGAATGACGGCCATGCTCCAGCGGTCGCCGGTAATGGCCAGGCGGCTGCTTATAGATACTGGGCTAGTGGCGGTGCCTTCTACAAAGTTATATACCTGGGTATTTAGCGCGGTCGTGAGCGACAGGCCGCGGCTTAGGGATCTCCAGATGTTACGTTCTTCCAGCGCAATATCGCTAATCTCAATATCACGCTCTCGATCCCTGCGCACGTAGGCGAGCTGGTCGGCGACCAACTGGAAGTTGATTGCCTCTAGATCATCCATAGATGATCGCGCGGCGGCAAGTTTTCTCTCAAGGGATTTGACTTGGTTTAAAAGACTATCACGCTGCACGATGATATTAGCCCACAGCTGGGCCTTTTCAAAGGGCGCGATAAGATTACCAGTAACAGGATCTAGGCGCGCCTCAGTGTTTTGCGCGGTTAAGAATGTGCAGGACGCTATCAGCGTCATAATAGCGATATACCACTTTTTCATAAGGAATGAATTTTGTTTTTTGCTGTGCCCTGGTGAGCACCGCATTAAAGGAGTCTTGCAAGTCGCACAGGTTTTTTTTGTGGATCTCGCTTTCGCGAAAGCGGATTTCTTCCAATTCTTCTCGCTGAGCTTCTAGCAGGTCGGCAGCTATGAGCTTCTTAGACTGATCCCGTGTGAAATACACAAACAGCCCTAAACCTAGTAAGGCTAGTAT